ATAGGGATTTCTACATCTGGTAGTCCCTCTGTGTCATCCAGATCTAAACCTGGAGTAACCATGTTAGGTGGTAATGCCATCAATAATACACCCTTTTACGGGGCCTCCATTCTGTTTCGTCCTCGTTTTCTCCGTTGAGATAAATGAATCCACCCCTACGAAAACGCATCAATGCTAATGTCATGCTATCACAAAAGTCGTCATGATCGCCATTAGGAAATGAAACCACTTCTTCGACCACTTCATCAGCAAACTTCTCATGCATCGGTGCCCATACCATACCAGCTTCGAACAATGGCGCAACCATGTGCATTCTACTTACCTTATCATTTCCCTTGCCCGGTGAGAACCCCAAAGCTGGAATACCGCGTAATCTTAACTCGTCAATCAGCGGTGTACCCGTTGCTTTCGCCTCAACCAATACCATATCTGGCTCCCAATACTCGTGTTCCTCATAGGCTATCTCCTTCAATTCAGGGAAATTCCACCGCCCCCGCCGTGCATCCAGCAATATCGCGTTGTCTGGCCCACCTTCCTCTGGTTTGAAGATCCCCCACGTCGTAATAGCACTGTAATCCGCTGTCTCCTTCTTAGAAAACGCCGTATCGTACGCCTGTATGATGTAATCTAAGCTAGGAATCTTCTCCTTATCCCAATCCTGCCACCAATCCCGCTTGATTATAGCCGCTTCCGACGCTGTCGGCGTCTGTTGCCACTGTGCATTCCACTTTCCTACAGGAAGTGACGCCTTAATCGACAATAATGCGTCTTTTTCCCAGAACTCAGGCCATAATGGGTTGTCTGACGGCATAATCGCAGGAAATTCCACCACTTCCCACTGATCCGCCATCGAATCACCGCCCTGCGCCGCCATCAAACGACCTGTCAAGTCCTTTTTACCCCATCTCGTCATGACCAAGATGATAGATCCACCCGGTTGAAGACGTTGTCGAGGCCCAGAAGTGTACCATTCGTACGCATTATCAAATGCACTGTCGCTCATCGCGTCCTGCTCCGAATGTGGGTCGTCAATAATGAATAAATCCGCACCACGACCCGTAACCGCAGCCCCTACACCCGCCGCAAAGTACTCACCACCCTTGTCAGTCTGCCATTTTCCCGCACCTTTGTTGTCTTCCTTCAAATTGGTGTCAGGAAAAATGTCTTTATATTGTGGATCGTCTATAAGATCTCGAACCTTACGCCCAAACCGTACCGCCAACTCCGTATTGTGCGTCGCCTGAATAATCTTCAACTTAGGATTACGGCCCAAGAACCAAGCTGGCATAAGAAAACTAGCAAATTCTGACTTCGAATGACGAGGCGGCATATTAATTATAAGCCTCTTGAGTTCCCCTCGTGCAACACGTTCAAGTTTTTCCGCAATAACCCTGTGATGCCGTCCCTCAATGAAGTTTTCATACACATGATGAGCAAACGGCATGAACTTCTCAACCGCCTCCTCACGTATATCTAACTTCTTCTTGGCCTCCGTAAGTGCCAAGATCTCCTTCAGTGCTTCCTCTGGAAGAGCTTGGAGATTCATGGTCCGTTAACTTATTCTGCTCGTCGCAGCAGCCAAGGAACCAAGTCCACCTTGCGGCATCTGTGCCTGTTGCATCGCCAATGGATTCGCACTCGCAACCCTGCTCGGCTGTAATTGTGCCAAACTCACCGGAGCCATCTGCGTATACGGAGTTAAACCAGCAGGAACAACAGCACCGCCACCTCCAGTAACCGGATCAGGAAACGGTGTTTTAAAAGGATCTAACACACACTGTTTGGTAGTCGGGTCCATCATGTATCCCTCTGGACATGGATCATCTGGTTCTTTCACAACCTCTTGGGCCGCTGCACCCTGACCGTCGTCAGTGGATTCCCCCTGCTGAACAGGAGCAGGAGCAACTTTGCTCTCCCACCCCGAAACCGATGGATCAAGAGGCGCGGCACCAGAATCACGGTCCCCCGTGTAAGAAATCGCCTGACCGTCCTTATCAACCTGTAACGAACCTACAATAGTCCCATCCTTAAAAACAGGAACCACCCGACGTACGTTCTCGCTGCCATAACCCATGATCTTCCCACCAATGGTAGGATCATACTGACCCGTTAGCTGCTCATAAGCACGACGCTTATTCATGTCCGCTAAATAATCCAAGCCTTGACCAACTAAACTACTGCCAGCCGCCTGACCAACTACGCCTTCACCAAACCGAGGATCATCAAGCGATTTACCTAAATCTTGAACGGCGTCTAAATATTCTCCCGCCGTCATGTTGGCGTCATCAAGCATCTTCTGCCCAGCACCCGATACCATAAGTCCAGTCGCCGTGCTTGCCCCACCAGGATCAGCCGCCGCTCCAACAGACTGAGCATAAAAACGTTTCTGAAACTCTTCCAACTCATTCGTCGGTTCATCAGGAACACCTAAATATCCCGCGTTCTTCTGAGCACTGCTGGAAATACTACTTGGTGGCTTATACGGATTCGATAGCTTGTCCCCCGTATCCGTGCCCGTTGGTGGAAGAAGACTCTCTGCATCAAAATCCCCCGACATAATAGAATCCACAAAAGTATTTTTTCCAACCGTATACTCAGTGCCGGGTGAGTACTTTGCAGAGGACTTGGCTTTGCCAGAGGTTTTCTTGTTGGATGTTGGTGATGAAATGCTTGCAGTTTTGTTGTAATCAGGAGATCCGGGCGGTGGTCCAGCAGAACTCTTCTTATTCGCCGCCGCCGAAACCTTTTTCATCTTGTCGTTATAGTCACCTTTGAATTCAACCTTCTGAAGCTTGCCGCCAATGTTCACAGCCTGACCATGATACCCAGCCTTCGATGCCTCCGTCAAATTCTTAAACGTAGGAGGATCTTTCTTCTTCGTTGAAGAACTCGAACCGCTGTCCGAGGAACCGCCTCCAGATGAACCGCCTCCTCCACCGCCGCCGCCCCCAGAGTCTCCTCCGAAAGCAATTTGAGGACCGAATCTAATTAACTCAAGCAGCGTTCTCATGCCATGCTCCTTTGTTTGGGAACGAACCGTTCCTCTTACCTCTGTGCGCTCGGACATCCCTCACATCAGGATATTGCGTGTAAAACTGTTTACGCATTTCCTTGCACATCCACAATACATCACTTCTACCATGTGGCGCAATCATGTCTACAAAAACCATGACCTCTCCCTCATCACGAGAAAATATCTCCACGCCACTGTACTCTCTATTATCAAACTCTTCCTCAGTCATAAATGCCCAAGTGATCAAACCAACACACTCACCATCACGATAAAACAACCTAATCTGATCATTGTCTATAGCAGGAATTAACCTCCACGCAATCGTCGCAGACGGAAAACCGCTGTACGGCTCAACCGTCGTCCACAAATGTATCGCATCTTCAAGAACATTGGACATGGGACCACTGTACAATAAACCCAAATGAAAATACACCCACAATTTTTTCTGGGGGATAGGAGTCCCTAGGCAACAACCAAGCAACAAGGCCAATGAAACTATACCCGAATGAATTTATAAAACCATGTATATAGATCGCATATACACAAATAGTCCCCCCAAATAGGGGGGATGGGGGGTCGCGGTTCTCGGATCTCGGACGCAATCGGGCAAAGTAACCCCTAAAAAAAGATTAATACTTGTAGATTATTTGTTGAGTTGATGTTGACAACTTGTTTTATTTCAGGTTAATCTTTGATTAACGGATTAAAGTGATTCGTTTTTAATAATTTGAAAGGAAAGATCAAAATGCAAGCTAAAGAAGTTTTTACATTAGATGACGCGGTCGAAGGTTTACTTGATCAAGTTATCGACAATCCAAAAGAGTACGAAGCTACATGGAAACAGCTTAACTTGATCGGTCGTATGATCGATAAGTATAAGAACGATCTATTGGACGAAGCGGTCGCGGTCGGCAAGCTTATCAAACATGAGACCATTGTCGAAGTAAAAGCACATACTCGCAAATCTCATAAGAAAGAATGGATCAAGTAATTCAATCGGGGAGCTACGGCTCCCCACCATTACGAAAGGAAAGAAAATGGAAAAATATATTGATCTACCAAGAGAGAACGACGTTCCTGGGGACGTAGTATATAACAGTTATTGCGGCGCGGGTGTCGCGCTACTTTACTTCGATGGTAAAGACTACACGAACCTTGAATACGTTCCGCTGCGAGAGGACACTTCAATTCTCGTAACCTCTCCCATTCAGAAAATGGTCAAGCAAGCGCATAAATACAAAGAGATGGGACACAAAGTCTTACTCGGTACATGTAGCTGCTTTCAATTCTGCTTACCTACCGAGCTAGAATTTGACAAAGAACCGACCGCAAAGAAAATAGAATATCAGATAGATATGATATGCGGTCACAATGGCTTTGGATTGTTTCAATAAATAACTTGTAGCCCGACCACAATCGGGCTACACTCATGATATTAATTATTTGAAAGGAAAATAAAATGTTAGATATCGATCTCAATAACTTCACTGGCACCGAGGCATACCACCGCTGGACACCGCTAAGTAGATCCGTGCTTACCGACGGGACGAAGTACGTCGCAGACAAACTCCAAGCTTACTGGCTGTTCGACGCTTTAGCCTCGCATATCGACTTTGGGGAATTGCCCGACCTCGATATGTATTTCAGTGCGCTAACAGTGAAAGATAAGACGGGAACACTCTCGATCGAGGACGGTAATGGCGGCGTAGTCGCGACACAAACATTCGAATACACCGACTTTCCGTTACCAAAATTAAGGATCTGGTCCCAGACTAATGGGTCGTTCTTTGTTCACATGTTGCCCTCAGAATACTGAGTGTATTGATTGGCTGGCCCAGCCCAGGGCCAGCACTTCTATACATTTAGCAAGGAAGGAAAACAAAATGAAACATATACTCGACATACTCGCGTCGTTCGGCTTGGTTGTCTTGCCCGTAGGCGCAACGATCATAGTCTGGATACTGATAGCCAAAGAAATAATAAGGATCATGTAATGAAAGCTGCGGACGCAATACGTCATCTTACCTCGATAAGAAATGATGAAAGGTTTGCATCAAACCGTGAAGGCACGGTTAAAGATACAAACGGAAACGAATATTATGTCGCTGGTGTTATCACTAGCGACTATCCAAACGTAAATCAGATATATCCAGGACACTGGCAAGTAAACATAGGACAGAACCTATATCCAGACGGTAAACCTATTCCAGAAAGCGGGATTACCTTGCCAATGGATACCGCAAGACGCTGGCTTAGAAACGAGATAAGAGTTAAGCTGCGGGACTAATCCCTGGCTCGAGGGTTATCGAGCACTTTCCTTTTCCCCTGGGGCCTCGGCCCTGGGGGTTTTCTTTTTCTAAAGGCCGCAAGACAGGCCGCAAGGCGCAAGATTAATCCAAGCTACGAAACAAGGCGCAAGACTTTTATGCTTGTGGTTTGGTTGTGGTTTGGTATAATAAATCTATCAACTATTACAAAAGGAAATTTAAATGAAACAGAAATTTGAACAGGCTTTTGATGTAATAAAAAACGTTTATATGTTTATGCACGAAGACGACGAAGCCTTATATTTTAAACACATTGTTACTCGTGAATATATAAAGGTACAAAAATGAAAAGTGCCATTTTATATGAGGGGCCTAGTCTATTAGATGATAAGCCTATTGTAGTTGTTGCGGTCTATTCAGATCGCAACACTAAAACTGGTCACGTAGTCCAAACATACATTTTATGTAAAGATATAAACCCAATGGAAGCAAGCAAGACAGGCGAAGACTTTTCTATTTGTGGTTCTTGCATCATGAGAGGGGAAACGACCGACGACCCAAAACGCAAGCTTGCAAAAGGTCGTCGCTGTTACGTCAAACTATTTCAAGGTCCGTTGATTGTTTGGAAGTCTTACAAGGCTGGACGATATGAACACGGCAACGCAACGGACATGGGCCGAGGGCGATTTGTAAGGCTCGGAACATATGGTGATCCCGCCGCCGTCCCGCGTTATGTTTGGGATAATTTGTTAAGCCAAGCTAATACTTGGACAGCATACACCCATCAAGATGGGAAAATGTCCGAAATTTGTATGCAATCCGCTGATACTTACGAGCAAGCAAAAAAACATTGGGCAGCGGGTCGTCGAACCTTCCGAGTAATTAAGGATCTATTAGACTTGGACAAACAAAACGAAACACTTTGTCCAGCTTCCAAAGAGGCGGGGCGTCGGGTACAATGTACAGCTTGCAAACTTTGCAAGGGATCAAGCAAAGCAAAATCAATAGCGATAGTAGAACATTAAACAAAGGGGCCTCGGCCCCTTCACTCTTTCCCTGGACACAAATCATAGTATCCCTGGATACACGCGCATATAAGAAACAAATCAAGACGCAGGGCGCAAGGCGCAAGACATTCTAGATTCTAAAACAGGGCGCAAGGCGCAGAACAAGGGCGCAAGGTTCTTGAACCGTTGACCACGTGCCATGGATATCCCACCATTAATCAAATCTGCCCCCTGATCACCGTCAAATAAAATTAGATCGCTGTCCTTGAGGCTCTTTACTAAGAAAAAATTTGACCCACCTCTTGCCCAATAAGCCATATTCCATGCAACTTGATGGGGCGAGACTTTTACCGCGTTTCCTTTGCTTACCTTCAACTCACACCAAAACGGCAACCCATCCCAAACCATATGACAATCTGGAACACCGCCCCCATGCTTGTTTTCAATCCTCGTTGCGAAGCACTTCTTCGGCAAGTTCTGCCTTATCATGCTCCAAAAGTTTGCTTCTTGTCCCTTGCTCATCAGTCACATCCTTGTAATCCCCATCGATCTGAAATGCCTGTGGATATTGTTTCTGTAAAGACGCTAATCTTGCAGTGATTTCATCCCTAGATAATTGATCGATTGTGTTTATTGTTTCTCGTCTATCGATGGTCAAACCACCCAAAGCCGACCTGATTTTTTCCGCATTGATTGCGGCTGAGAATTGTCCTGCATCTTCTGCACCTAAAGACAAAGTATATAATCGTTCCAATTGACCAATGGTTGTGACACCATATCGTCTTTCCCTTTCGTCTCTCAGTTCTTGGATGTACTCCACAACGTGTGGATAATCCCGACCGTTCAAAAGTATTGATGCTTGCTTTGGTGCTACATCTTCAGAGTACCCTGCCTTCCTTGCACACTCTGCATTTGAATAGATGCCTTCCACAATATGAGTAGCAAAAGTCATCTGTCTGTTGGTCAATTGTCTCCCATGTTCTTCTTCAATTTTCTTTTTGATCGAAGCCATCGTTCCCCTCGTTAGTAACAATCATTTTAGATTTACAGTATTTACGCTTAATTTCTAGATTTCTGCAAGCTTGGACATTTTCAAAAACCCATATAAGAAAACTACCGTAAACAATTGGGTCATTTTGTAAACAGGCGTAAACACACTGGGCTATATAAAAAAGACATCGTTTACGCTGTTTACGCTGAATACAAAAAAAACCACTTGAAAAAAAAAAAAATCAAAAAATCTGGAGAATGTAGCTAATAGTGTAAACAGAACCTTTTTGTTGACACCCCTGCCCGATCTGCTATTCTACAACCATTCAACATTTGTAATACATATAGAAAGGAAAGATTATGAATTTAGAAATGAAAGCTATCAAGTATTTTGCATCAGGCAGTGAGGAAACATATTGCTACACTGCGACTGTCTATCTGGACGGCAAGCCATTCTCTTTGGTTAGCAACAACGGACATGGTGGTTGTGACAGCGATTACTCACACAATAATTTCAAAGGCGACTATCGTGCGACCATGAAAAAGGTTGATGAGTATTTTAAATCATTACCGAACACAGATCCATGTAAATATTTCCCTGAAGGATTGGAGCAAAGCTTTGAGAGTTGGTGTTCTGAGCAAGTAACTAATTTCTTGTACAAGAAAGACGTGAAGAGAGCCTTGAAAAAGAACAAGGTTGTTTACCGAAAAGATAAGGAAGGTAAGATGGGTCTCTATGATTATGACATCAGATACGAGTCTGATAGTTTGAAGCGTCATTGGCCTGATGCGGTAATCTTAAATGATGTGTCTTTTGATGAGGCCATGAAAATTTGGAGAGGACATTTCGATGCCTAATCATTGTTATCAGAGTGTCTACCTTGCAGGAGACCCAAAAGAAATTGACCGTCTGTACGAGGCGGTCAAGGAACAGAAGTTTTTGAATGCTGTAATTCCAGAACCGAGTACCATGTTTCACGGTGCGTTGGGCGAGGAGGAGCGCAAGATGTGCGAGGCGCAGGATCGTCCGAACTGGTACGATTGGCGCAATGAAAACTGGCTAACGAAGTGGGATATTTGTGAGCCTGAGATTATTGAAGAGCCACAAGAGGACAATCATTATCCTGTGCCTGTGAAGTATTTTTCGTTCCGATGTTGGACGGCATGGGCACCACCCATTCCAATTTGGGAGAAGCTTCACGAGATGGGCTTTGATATTTCTGCTGATTATCAGGACGAAGGTGGGATGTTCGAAGGTGAGTATCAGAATGGCGAGGATAAATGTTGGCGACCAGTTGAGGAGGATCGATATGAGTGAGACGAACACAATTCATATTATTAATGAGGAAGCGTGGACTTTAAGCGAAGGCGAAAAGAACGTGCTTCAGGTGGCGGTGGATCACATGGTTGAGCATCTTGAGGATTTGGCTCATGATCATCCGACCGCAGAACAATACAAGCGGAGACTTGTGGATGCTCGTGTTCTGAAAATGATGGTGCAACCATGGTGATGCAGATTGAAGGATTAAATGTGCTAAGTTGCTTTGATGGATTATCTGGAGGACAACTGGCTCTGAAAAAAGCAGGGATAAAAGTAAATACTTATTATGCTAGTGAGGTAGACAAGTATGCTATAGCAGTAGCTAGGTATAATTTCCCTGACACATGTCACTTAGGTGATGTCAGAAAGATTGACACAAGTGAATTACCTAAGATTGATTTGATGTTAGCAGGATCGCCTTGCACTGACCTATCCTTTGCAGGAAAACAAAAAGGTTTAGTTGAAGGTGAGCAAAGCAGTTTGTTTTTTGACTGGTGGGATTTAGTACAAGAGTTGAAACCTAAGTACATTTTTCTTGAGAATGTCAGGATGCGACAAGAGTACAAGGATAAGATATCTGAAACGCTAGGCTTCGAACCTGTTGCAATCAACAGTGCTTTAGTATCGGCACAAAGTAGATATAGACTTTACTGGTTTGGCATAAGGGATGGGGATACTTACAAAGCTATGCCCATTAAGCAACCTAAAGATCAGGGTATTGTGTTAAGGCATATACTAGAGACACAATCAGATGATGGTACAGAAACTCATGCTACCCCTAAACAAGTAGGAACAGCCATCGATGTTAATGGACACGATATATTAAAGCGTGTGTATTCGCCTGATGGTAAGTCTCCAACTATTAATACTATGGGTGGTGGTAACAGAGAGCCTAAAATAATCTGTGGTGCGTATGGTAAAGGAGTTGCTTGTAAAGATACCAAGCCAAAACAAATGCTTGAGTTACGCAAAGACGGAGAAAGCAACTCAGTCTACTGGCGTAAGCTTTTACCATTGGATTGTGAAAGATTACAGACGGTTCCTGATGGGTATACAGAGTTTGGTATGTTTCATAGAAAATATCCAGATATATCTATGTCTAATGAGATAAAGCCTGTGTCAAATACTCAACGTTATAAGATGCTAGGCAATGGTTGGACAATAGATGTTATTGCTCACATATTGGAGGTTTTACATGGTGACGCATAGATCTATAGGCGGACAGAAATGGGCTTATTATAATGAGATAGACCCATACGTCGCGGAGTGGCTCAGATCGTTAATTCGGTCTGGGCATATAGCAGATGGAATAGTGGACGAGAGGAGCATATCAGATGTCCGACCAGATGAACTTCAAGAATTTACTCAATGTCACTTCTTCGCAGGGATCGGCGTCTGGAGTTACGCACTCCGATCCGCAGGGTGGGAAGACGACCGACCAGTCTGGACAGGATCTTGTCCGTGTCAACCTTTCAGCAACGCAGGTAGCAGAAAAGGGATGGCTGACGAGCGACACCTCTGGCCTCACTGGTTCCACCTCATCGAACAGTGCCGACCTTCAACGGTCTTTGGCGAACAGGTTGCAAGCAAGGACGGCCTCGGTTGGATCGACCTTGTACAAGCTGACATGGAAGGAGAGGACTACGCCATCGGGTCATTTGATCTCTGCTCTGCGGGCTTCGGTGCTCCGCACATCAGGCAACGTCTTTGGTTCGTGGCCGACACCGACGACACGCGACGGCAAGGGTGGATATCAGGGCGGTCGGATACGGAACGGCAAGATCAGCACGGACACGTTGGACGTGACGGCACAGTTGTCGGGATGGGCAACGCCGACGACAGCGGATCACAAGGGAGCGTCCAAGCCAGAGTCGGTCAAGAATTGGAACAGTCGGGGGCACAATTTACCAGAGCAGGGTCAGTTGTCGGGATGGGCAACGCCGACATCGATGACGGGCGGAACGAACATAGCGACAAGACTAACGGTCACTGGTCAGATGCTGACTGGCTCCGATGCCGAGATGGAAAGTGGAGGCCAGTTGAACCCTGCACATTCCCGTTGGTTGATGGGGCTACCGCAAGGGTGGGACGACTCCGCGCCTACGGCAACGCCATCACAGCGCAAGTCGCGCAAGGATTAATCGAAAG